GGGTTGGGTGTGGGGGCGGACGGCCGCGCGGCCGTCCGCCCCTTTGAGGAGAGCCACCATGAGTAACGCAGTCGTTGAACTGACCGCCCCGTTTGAGGGGCGCATCCTGCCCGGCAAGGTCGCTACGGCGGCCCTGGCCGACGCGGCCGTGACCAAGCCCAAGCTGGGCACGGGCTTCCTGAAGATGGCCCTGGTCAATGGGGCCGCCGCCGGCAACGTCACGGTGACGGGCATCGCCGTGGCCGACGCGCTCATCGGCGTCCTGCACCTGCCGGACGCGGGCGCAATCGACGCCATGACCGACCTGACCCCGGAGTTCACCATCTCGGCCGCCAACACCATCAACAACACCGGCGGCACGGCTTCGACCAACGGCAAGCTGCTGGTCTTCTACCAGGATCGTGCCTAACCCACGGCTACCCGCTTACGGAGAGAGACACAGATGAGTATGGAACGCACGTCCTTTACCCGCCCGATTACCGCCCCCGGTTACACCCGCGTGGCCGTTGTGCCGGGCGGCCCGGCCGGGCCTGTCCCCGCCCCTGACGTCAGACTGACCGAGGCCCTGGTGGGCGTCATCTACTACCCCGGCGCGGGCACGGCCGTGACCGACGTGGTCAACCTGACGGGACAGTTCACCATCGCGGCCGACGGGATCATCAGCAACAACGGCGGCACAGACACCTCGGCCGGCAAGCTGCTGCTGGTGGTTCAGGATCGCGCCTGACGGAGAACGCCGATGCTCGTCACGGCCATTAACCGCACCGATGACATGATCCTCATCGGCCCGAAGTACCTCCTGCCGGGCGAGGGTCGGCCCGTCACCCTGCAAGACTACCTCCAGGCCCGCGCCCGGCACGGGGCGGGTCTGGAGTCGCCCGACGCCCCACCGGCGGCCGTGGTACTCATTGAGGCCGACGCGCCCGACGAGGGGGACGAGGAGCCGGACGAGTACTCCCTCGACGTGCTGGACGGCGACGCCGACGCCCGCGCGCTGGAGGCGCTGTCGCGGGCTGAGCTGGTTGAGATGGCGCGGACGCTGGGCCTCGTGCCCGGCCGCCGCACGAAGCGGGAGCTGATCGAGGCCATCCATGAGTACGCTGACTGACCTGACGGCCCGCCTGACGGCCGCGCAGCCCCCGGTGGGCGGCAAGCCGACCACGGCCCAGTACCAGCAGGCGGTGCGTGAGGCGGTGGGCGACTTCGGCTACCGCGTGCCGCGCGTGCTCTACGCCACGCTGGCGGTTGTAGTCGGGACGGCCGCCTATGCCCTGCCGCCCGGCTTCCAGCGTCTCATTGAACTGGAGTCGCCGGCGGCCGGCGCGGTGCGCAACAGCGACGGCTTCCTGACCGTCTATGACGCCTCGGTCTCGCCGGTCGAGCGACACGCGATCAGCGGCAACCAGATCACCTTCTACCCCACGCCGGGCTACTCCGCGGCGCGGGGTATCTGGTACGCCGCCGGGTATCCCTACGAGAGCCTCAGCGACACCTTTGCCGGTCTGACGGCTCAGACCGAGGAAGTGGTCATGCTGCGCGCCCAGGCCAACGCCCTGCGCCTGCTGGCGAGCGTGACGGCCGCCGGGCGGGGCTTTAACTACCAGATCGGGGACGTGAGCGTGCAGCGCCTGGTGACGCAGCCCCACGCCCAACTGGCGGGCGAGATGGACGCCGCTTACGCCGACGCCTGCCGGTCGCTGGTGGGCTTCATCGGCGCGCGCGGCGCGGGCGCGGGGGGAGGGGAGTACCGGTGAACCCCGACGATCTGACGGCCATCGCCGCCGACGTGCAGGCCATCATTGCCGAGAGGCCGCTCGTTGCCGCCTTCCGGCGCGGGGCGCTGACCCTCGCGCCGCAGACGGTGCGCGTGATCGCCGCCCGCGGCGGCGCGACGCGGCGGGGCGAGACGACGGCCGCGGCGCTCTGGCCGCTCATTCTGCTGGGGCCGGTCGATCTGGACGTGGAGATCGGCGACCGGTTCAACGACTACAACGGGGCGGTGGTGGAGGTCAAGACCATCCACGGCGACCGCCGCGCCTTTACCCAGGCGGGGGCCGATCTGGCCCAGTAGACCCACCTGCGGGCCTACAGGACAAAGGGAGCTATGGGAATCCTGGATCGCATCCGGCGCAGTCTGACAACGCCCTCCGTCCCGCACAACACGTCGCGGGAGATTGCGCGTCCGGCGCGGACGGCCGACCTGGTGGCCCGCTTCTCGGCCGAGAACGGGCGGCACGACACGGTGCGCCGGGCGCGGGAGATGTACGACCGCGACCCCCGCATCCAGGGCATCATTCGCACGCTGGCCCGCGACGCGACCAAGAACGGCTTTACCCTGACCGTCACCGGCGGCCCGCGGGCGGACGAGGCGCAGGCGGTGGTCGATACGCTCCTGTCCCGGTTGCGGCTCAAGCGCCTCCTGGATGACTGGCTGCGCCAGGCCCAGCGCGACGGCGATGACTTCCTGGAGTTGGGCGTCTCGGCCGCGCGGGAGATTGTCGAGGTCACGCGCAAACCGACCCTCCAGATGGTGCGGCTCTCGGACGAGTTCGACCGCTTTCCCGACCCGGAGCGGGCTTTCGCCTGGACAGACCAGACGGCCGTCGCCGCGGCATCGCTCGGCCCGGACGCGGTCTACTTCCCGGAGTTCCTCATCATCCACGCCCGCTGGCTCCACGATTCGGAGCAGCGCTACGGCCGCCCGGAGTTCGCCGCGGCCACCGGCGTGTGGAAGCGGGTCAACGAGGGGGAGATCGACGTAGCCATCCGCCGCAAGGCCCACGCCGGGGTGCGCCTGGTGCATAAGCTGGTCGGCGCGACGGAAGCCGACATCGCCGCCTACAAGGCCGAGAACCAGGCGGCGCTGGACAAGCCCTTCCCGGCCAAGGCCGACTACTTCATCAACTTCGAGGGCGGCATTGACGAGCTTCAGGGGGATGGGAAGCTGGACGCCATCGGCGACATCCGCCACCACATCCAGACGATGACCGCCGCCTCGCCCGTGCCGCTGGAGTTGCTGGCCTACGGCGAGAACCTGAACCGGGACGTGCTGCAAGAGAAGAAGGCCCAGTACGACGAGGGCATCGCCGCGGCCCAGGCGTGGCTGGCCGACCAGATCATCGAACCGCTGGTCGAGCGGGCCTGGCTCCTGGCGGGCATCCTGCCGGAGAACGTCGAGTACACCATCGGCTGGCCGTCCAAGCGCGTCCTCACCCCCCAGGACATTCAGGCCCTGGCCGGCGCGGTGGGCGCGATGCGCGCCGGCGGCTGGTCGGACGCGGCCGTCTGGGCGCTCATCGAGCCGTACCTGCCGGACGATCTGACCCTGGAAGACCTGTTCTCCGGCCCGCCGGTCGCCGTGGCCCCGGCGGCCGTCGCCCCGGATGACGAGGGCGCCGAAGACGAGGATGAGGACGCATCCGCGTCCTCGTCCGACGGCATGGACGAGGCCACCGTGCCGGCGCGGCTGTACGCCGAGACGGTCGGCGCGGTCAACCGGCTCATCGGCCGCCTGGAAATGGCCGTGGAGGACGACGATGACGGCGCTTAGCCTGCCGCTGGCCGACCGGTCGCAGACCCGGCCGCGCCGCGTCGAGCGGGTGCGCCGGGCGCTGCGCCTCTTTGTGCGCGAGGCGACGGCCGCGCGCCGCGAGGCGGTCACGGGCGACCTGGAGCGCCGGACGGCGCGGCGCGTGGCCACGTGGTTCGTCTTTCAGGGCGAGGTCGCGGTGCGCGTGCTGGGCCAGGCGATGGCCGACCGGATGGATCGCGCCGCGCGCGAGAGCCGCGCCGGCCGCCGGCTGACCGAGGACATCTCCTGGGAGGAGTGGGACTACCTGCTCAACGGCGTGTTCATGGGCAACCACCCCGGCGGCCTGTTGGCCCTGCGCGACATCATCACCGACGGCCGCACCACCGCCTACGCCGCCGGGGCCGAAGCGGCCCTGGCCGGAACGGGACTGGGCCTGCGCTTCGCCGTGGGGTCGGCCGAGGCCGTGGCCCACGCCCGCGCCGTAGCCGCGGCGCAGGTCACGCGCATCAACGACACGACGCGCGACCAGTTGCGCACGCTCATCACGAGCGCGGTCGAGAACGGCTGGTCGTGGAACCGCACGGCCGAGGCCATCACCGAAAAGTTCAAGAGCTTCGCCGGCGCGCCCCTTTTCCCGTCCCAGACCTACCGCAGCCGGGCGGAGATGGTCGCCGCTTACGAGATTAACGACGCCTATGAGGCGGGCGGCGAGGCCCAGGCGCGGGCGCTTGAGGCCGAGGGCGTGGCGATGGAGAAGTCGTGGCTCGACGCCGGGGACGCGCGGGTGCGCGACGCCCACCGGGCCAACGCCGCCGCCGGCTGGCTGCCGCTGGACACGCCCTTTCCCGACGGGTCGATGCGCTCACCCACCGACGCCGGTTGCCGCTGCGCCGTCGCCTACCGCCCGCGCGAGGACGCGGCCGGTGTGGGCGAGCCGGCGGACGGCGCGGCCGTGGCCCTGGCCCCCATTAACTCGCTGTCGATGCGGCCGGAGTACGTCGGCCGCGGCGTGGCCGAGTCGGTCTTCCAGTCGGAGGCGTCGGAGCGCGCCCGCCGGCGGGCGATGAAGCTGTCCGTGCGCTGGGAGCGCTACAGCCGTCTGAGCGACGCGGTGCTCGACCTGGACTTGCAGATCGCGCTGGCCGTTGAGGGCAACCAGCCGGACGAGCTGATCACGGCGCTGGAGAAGCGGCTGAAGCGAACGGCGATCCTGCGCCGCCGGGCGTATAACCACTACCACGCCGGGGCGCGGGCGGCGCTGGCCCTGCCGGAGTCGCGCCGGTCGTCATTCGCCGCCGCCGTGACCCTGACCGGCGGCCAGCGGACGGCCGTGCGCGAGGTGCTGGACGAGGTGCGGCAGTTCGTGTCCAGCGCAACGCTCGACGACGCGGTGCGCGTGCGGGTCGCCCGGACGCTGGACAGCAACCGCAGCTACGCCTACGGCAACGACATCTTCCTGTCCGGCAACCCGGCCGAGCACCTGGGGTCGGTCGTCTTTCACGAGATGGGCCACGTCATCGAGAACGACAGCGAGATGGTCTCGGAACTGGCCTGGGCCTTCCACGCCCGCCGCACGCGCGGCGAAGCGCCGGTGGGGCTTAACCAACTGGCCGAGTACCCCTCCTACGACGCGGCCGAGTTGACCTGGCGGGATGAGTTCATCGACCCCTACATGGGCAAGGTCTACAGCTACGGCGCGACGGAGATCGTCTCCACCGGCCTCCAGTACATGCGCCACAGCCCCGAAGACCTGGCCGCGCGCGACCCGGACTACTTCCACTTCATGTACCACCTGCTGCGCGGCGACCTGGAGTACCTGGCCGGGAGGATGCTCCAATGAGCGCCGTCATCTACGTGGGCAACCGCCGGGCTACCGTCTCCGATGGCGTCTGGTCGATGGACGGCGACGACGCGGCGGCCGTGGCCTGGACGCGGCTGCTCAACGACATGACCCCTCAGTCGGGCGTTTCGCCCACGGTCGGGCGGCCGGACGTGTGGCTGGCCCGCCGGGCGGTGGCCTGGCTGACGCGCGCGGGCGAACGGTCGGCGCTGGCCGAGATGAGCGCCGAGCCGTACGTGCCGGGGAGGGTGTACTGATGGCCGGTGAAGTGAGCTTTACCTGGGACAAAAGCCCGGCCGACCTGGCCGCGGCCGTGGAGCGCTTCAGCCACCTGACGGGCACGCGCATCCAGACGGCGGCGCGGGCCGAGGCGGCGGCCTCGGCGGCCGACATGAAGCGCGACCGCCCGTGGCGCGACATCTCCGGTAACGCCCGCAGCGGTCTGCGCGGCGAGGTGCGGCTCGACGGCTGGCGGCTGACGCTGTTCCTCATCCACTCGGCCGAGTACGGCAAGGATTTGGAGCTGGCCCGCGCCGGGCGCTACGCGGTCATCGTGCCCACGCTGCACGGCAAGACCATCCCGCGCCTTCAGCGGCGGCTCAAGGGGGTGGCGAACCGATGACGCCGACGGCCGCGGTTCACGCGATTCTCGCCGCCGACGCCACGCTGGCGGCGCTGCTGCCGGGTGGGGTGTGGACGGGTATCCCGGAGATTACCCGGCAACTCGCGCCGGGGGCGTTCGACGCCAACAGCGAACTCCTGGCCTGCGCCCTGGTCAATTCGGGCGGCGAGCGCGACGCCGGGCCGCGGCGCATCGCCGGGGCGCAACTGGTGGCCGTGTGGGTCTACGACCGCGCCAGCGACGCGCGGGTCGAGGAGGCGCTGGCCCGCGTCCACGAGGTGCTGCACCGGCGGCCGTTGGGCGGCGGGATGTGGGAGGCGGCGCGGTTTGGGGCCACCTGGGGCTGGCGCGAAGAGGCGCTCTCGGCGCGCGGCGGGGTGGCCCGCTACGAGGTGCATATCTACCGGGGGTAGCGATTTGCCCGGTGTGGTTGAGATTCGTCCCTACAGACAAGGGAAGGGGAGTTGAGAGATGGCACGACAGACAAAGACGGTTGAGCGAACGGCCACGACCGGGCTGGTGGCGACCTACGCCGCGGCGCACGCCGACGGCCACGCCGCGACCTGGCACCGGGACATGGTCTACCACGTGAAGCAGGGGGTGGGGGCGCGGGTGGCGACTATCGCCGTGGGCAAGACGTTCGAGGGGCGGGCCATTACCGCCCTGACGGTCAACATCGCCCAGAACACGGAGGTGTTCATCGGCCCGTTCCACCCCGACTACGTGCAGGCCGACGGCACGGTGTGGATCAACTTCGACGCCGTGACCAACACGACGCTGGCGGCGCTGCGCACGGGGGTGGTGTGATGGCCGAGACGATTCGGATCGCCATGCAGCCCGGCCCGTACCGGCGGACGCTGGGCGAGTACGTGTGGGAAGCGCCGGGGTTCACCGCCGACGTGGACATCGCCACGGCGGCCGAACTCCTGACCTACCCCGGCGGCGGTTACTGGCTGGGGGCGCGGCCGACGGCGGCGGCGCTGAAGGCGCTGGGCGAGGCGATGGGGCTTGACCCCAAGAACATCGTCCTGCCGGCCGACGCGCCGGCGGCCGAGCGCACGGTGGCGCACGTGACCGGCGGTAAGTGGGCCATGCAGCTATCGGAGCACGGCATCCGGCGACCGGAGCAACTGGCGGCGCTGGACGAGGGCGGCATGGAGCAACTGGCAACGGCGTCGGGCGCGAGCCTGGACGAAGTGCGGGCCTGGGTAAAGCAGGCCAGAGCGTAAAGCAGGCCGAAGAAGGCCAACGGGGCGGCGCGCCCCAAGGGGAGAGAGCAAGAGATGGCAAACAAGACCTATGGCAAATACACCCGCGGCCTGCGTGACATCAAGATCACCAACGCCGCGGGCACAGTCCAGGAAGACCTGGACGCGGCGATCACGTTCACCTTCAAGCCGACCGTCTCCACGGCCGTGCTGCGCGGCGATGACGTGGAGAAGGTGCGCTACACCTCGGTGTCCGGCGGCGAAGGCACGCTGTCGGCCGGCGGTTACTCGTCGGCCGCCCTGGCGATCATGCTGGGCGTGACCCTGGCGGTGGCCGGTTCCTCGCCCAACGAGACGACCACGCTGGACATCCCGGAAGGGCTGGTGTTCCCGACCTTCAAGATTTACGGCATCGCCCGCGACAAGGACGGCGGGGCGACGCAGGTGCTCCTGGGCAACTGCACCCTGACCGAAGCGCCGGAAATCTCCGTCCAGGACGAGGAGTTCCACGTGACCAACGTCTCGGTCGGCGTGGCCGCTGATTCCAACGGCCGCATCGTCCGCATCATCCAGCAGGAGACGGCCGCGGCGCTGCCGACGAGCTAATCCGGTGAGCCGGGGAGGGGGGCGGCCCTCTCCCCGGCTCGGCGCAAGGAGACCACATGAGCAAGCGAGACATCCAGTACCTGTCGCGGTGGAAGATGCGGTCGGCTCCGCGCGAGCTGGTGCTGAGCGACGGCTACCCGGCGGCCGTGCGCCCGGCGCAACTGACCAACCTGATGCTCAACGGGACGATCCCGCTGACCCTGATGGGCCGGCTGAAGGACATCGAGCCGGGCGAGGACGGGGAGTTCAGCCCGGCCGACATGGCCGAGATGCTGCCGCTCATCGACGCGGTGGTGCTGGCGGTGCTCATCGACCCGCCCGTCAGCCGCGAGGGGGACGACGATCACATCGCCATCGACGACATCCCGTTCATCGACAAGATGACCATCTTCCAGGAGGTGAACCGGCCGGCCGCGGCGCTGGAGCCTTTTCGCCCGGAACCGGACGGAGATGCGGATGCTCTACCTGCTGGCTAAGACCTTCGGCGGGCGGCCGTCGGCCTACGTGGGCGTGGGCGACCAGTGGGCCGCCTACCAGTTCGACATGGCCGTGATGTTCGCCGGGCTGGACCCGGACGACAGCGGCGACGCGCCGGAGGGTGGGGATGAGCCGGTGAGCTACGACTGGAGCGATTTGGCGGAGTAGGCACGGGGAACAGGGGCCACAGTCAATGAACTCGATTTTACTCGGCAGCGCGCACGCGAAGATCGATCTCGACACGTCGGGACTCCGCCGGGGCGTCTCCGAAGCCCAGAAGGCGCTGCACACGCTCCAGAACGGGGCCAAGCTGGCCTTCGCCGGGCTGGGCCTCGGCGCGGCGGCCGGGTTCGGGCTGGCGGTCAAGTCGGCTATCGACATGAACGCCACGCTGGAGACGACCCAGCTCCAGTTCGAGACGCTGATGGGATCGGCCGACGAGGCGCAGAAGCACGTCGCCGGTCTCTTCGAGTTCGCGAAACGCACCCCCTTTGAAACAGGCCCCATCATCCAGGCATCCCGCCAGATGCGCGTCTTCGGCGGCGACGCGCTGGACACCGAAGCGAACCTGACGCGCATTGGGGACACGGCCGCGGCCATCGGCGCGCCGATCGAGGACATCTCCTTCTGGATCGGCCGGGCGTATGCGGCCATCCAGGGCGGGCAGCCGTTCGGCGAGGCGGCCCAGAACCTCATGCAACTGGGCGCGGTGTCCCCGGCGGTCATCAACGAGATGAACCGGCTGCGCGAGGCGGGGGCGTCGGCCGACGAGATTTTCGCCGTTCTGCAAGGGCACATGGACGGCTTCTCCGGGGCGATGGCCAAGCAGGCCACCACCTGGTCGGGCCTGATGTCCACCATCTCCGATTCGGCCAAGATGGCCCTGGGGTCGGCGCTGCGGCCGTTCTTCGAGGGGGCCAAGAGCGGGCTGGAAGAGATCGTCGCCATTCTCGACAGCCCGGAGACGCAGGAGGGCATCGCCAACTTCGCCCGCCAGTTGGGCGACGCGATGGCCGTCATCGTCCCCCTGGCCGTTGAGCACGGGCCGCTGCTGGTCAAGGTCATGGGCGGGCTGCTGGCGGCCCTGACCGCCCTGTCGGTCGTGACCAAGGTCGTCGCCGGGTTCACCGCGCTCAAGGCGGTGGTGTCGGGCGTGGCGGCCTTCTTCGGCCTGACGGCCACGGCCGGGACGGCCGCCGCCGCGGGCACGGCCGCCGCCGGAGCCGCGGCCACCGGGGCCACGGCCGCCGTGGGCGGTCTGAGCGGCGTACTGGCGGCCCTGACCGGCCCCATCGGGCTGGTCATCGCCGCCGTGGGCCTGCTGGCCGTGGCCTGGGCGCGCGACTGGGGTGGGATTCGGGCCAGGACGGCCGAGGCCGTAGCGAAGGTGCGCGAGGTCATCGGGCAGGGGCTGGCCTTCATCCGCAGGCTGTGGGACGAGCATGGCGCGGGCATCATGCGCTCGGCGCGCCTCATCTGGGACGCCGTCACCCTCTACCTCCGCACCGCCCTGGAGAACATCAAGTCGGTGTTCAAGATTTTCGCCGCCATCTTCCGGGGGGATTGGGAGGAGGTCGGCCGCCAGTTGCGCCAGATTTGGGAGCGCACCTGGGACATGCTGGTCAAGGTCTTCTCCAATCTGTGGGAGGCCATTCGCCCGGCGCTGGCGTCACTGGCGGCCAAGATCATCACCTGGTGGCTCAACATCGACTGGGGCGACCTGGGGCGCAAGGCGGCGCGGGGCATTGCCGAAGGGCTGGCTACCAGGGACTTCGAGCGCGGCTGGGGCGCGTATGAGTCCGGGCAACGCTTCCGCGAGCAGTTCCTGAAGGGCTGGAGCGAGGAAGGCGCGCTCATCGAGGCCGAGGACATGGTCTCGCCGGAGGCGGTGCGCGAGGCGGAGAAGCTCGCCGCCGACGCGGCCAAGCGCGTTGCGCGGGAAGCCGCCTCGGCCGATAAGGCCATGCTGGCCTACGCCGAGAGCTATAACGAAGTGACCCGTTCGGCGGGGTTGACCGTGACCCAACTGGCCCGCGTTCGCTCACAGATAGGCCAGACCGGCGACGGCATGAAGCTGGCGGCCGACCGTTCGGACAAGTTCGCCGCCGGCATCGACGCGCTGACGGCCGCCACGTCGCGCAACAAGGCGGCGCTGGATGAGGCCAAGGCCGCGGCCGAGCAGTACGCCGCCGCCTTCGGCGCGGTGCAGGCCGACTACGTGACCGAGTTGCCCCAGGCCGACGCGCCGCTGGTCTCCCCGGAGCGCACCGTCACGGTGACGACCCAGGTATCGGGGCCGACCGAGGAGCAGCGGGCGCTGGCCGAGCGGTACACGGAGGAGATCAAGAAGCTCCAGACCACCTACGACGAACTGGTGTCCGGCATCGGCACCTACGGGATGGAGCAGGACAAGCTCACCGAGAAGATAACCAATACCGCCTACGAGATTGCCCACTACGAAGGCTTGCTGGCCGGGATTCCGCCGACGGTCGAGAACGTCTCGACGGCCGAGCAGGGGCTGGCGGTCAACGTGGACGCGGTGCGCCAGGGTCTCTACGACCAACTGGTGCAGATGGGGGCTGCGCCGGAGGTCATCACCGCCTACGCCACGGCCACGGGCATCATGACCGAGGCCCAGGCCGAGGCCGCGCTTCAGGCCGCGGCGGTCAAGCGCAAGATCGAAGAGCTGGCCACCCTCATGGCCTCGACCGACCCCAAGGTCAACATCTCGGTCGATGAGGCCATGGCCGAACTGGACAGGTTCATCGCCAAGATCGAGGGGGACGGCGGCGTGCTGCCCACGGCCGAGACGATGGCCGCCGAAGTGCCGCTGGCCATGGCTCCCATGTCGGAAGAGATGGCGACCCAGGCCACGGCCGCCGGCGAGGCCGTGCCCGACAACATCGCCGCCGGCATCAGCGGCGGCATGGACACCGTCACCACGGCGGCCACGGACGTGGGCCAGGCCGTGCCGGCCGGAGTGGAGACGGGCATCCGCGAGCACACCGAACTGGTGACGGCGGCGGCCGAGGAGATGGTGCAGGGCGGCCTCATCGACCCGGTGAAAGAGGCGCTGCGAATCGAGTCCCCCTCCGGCGTCTTCCAGGACATTGCCGCCAACGTCATGGAAGGGCTGGCGGTCGGCATCGAGGACGGCGAGGATGGCGTCACGTCCCAGATGGAGCGCGTCACCGAAGCGGTGGTCGCCGCCTGGGACGACACCATCCGCAACATGGAGATCGTCGGCGAGTCGATGATGGACGGCGTCATCATCGGCGTCGAGCGCCGCCGGGGGGAACTGGCGGCCAAGATGAAGGAGATCGCCGACGACACCTTCAACCAGACGATGGACGCCATCATGGCCGAGTCCCCGTCCCGCCTGTTTATGCAGGTCGGCGACGCCATCGTCAGCGGTATCGCCGTCGGCGTCGAGCGGGAGCGGGCGGCGCTGCGCCAGCAGTTGGCGAACCTGGGCGACGACATGGTTGAGCAGCGCGACCGCATCCTGCGCGACCTGGCCGATCTGGAGCAGTTGGGGATGCTGCGCGGGCTGACGGCCGCCGGGGGTGGGTTGCTGGGGATTGGCGACAACGTCTTCGGCCTTCAGGCCGACGCGCTGGCCGAGAGCATCGAGGGCACGACCGACCGGCTGGGCGAGACGATGGATCGCCTGCGCCAGACGTTCGGCGACATTGTGGTCGATAACCTGCTGGAGATGACCCCGGAGAGCCGGGCCTACTTCATCCGCACGCTGCAAGGGTCGTCGGCCTACGCCAACAACGTGGAGATCAAGCGCGATCTGGACGAGGCCATCCGGCTGGCCGACGAGCGCAACCGGCTGGAGCAGGAGTATATCCGGCAGCAGGAGGAGCTGGCGGCGATAGAGGAGCAGCGGTCGCGGCTGGACTTCCTCCAGACGCAGGTAGACCTCCTGAACCTCATCCGCGAGAACAACCTCGGCCGCGACGTGCTGGACGGGCTGACCCTGGGGCTGGACGCCTCCATGACCGACATTCTGGCGGCCATGACCGAGGCCACGCGGCAGCTGGTGGAGCGGGCCAACGAGGAGTTGCAGATCGCCTCGCCGTCGGCCGTCTTCCGTGACATCGGGCAGCAGGTCATGGCCGGGCTGGCCGCCGGGCTGGGCGAGACGCGCGACGTGCAGCGCCGGATGCGCCAGGCGGTGGGCGAGATGCGGCGCATTGGGCTGGCCGACACGCGGGCGATGCAGGGCCGCCTCCAGAGCGGACTGAACCGGACGGTGCAGGTGGAGATGGCCGGCCTGAACCCGGCCCAGACGGTCAACATCTACGGCGGCTACAACGTGGCCCTGGAAGGGCGGCCGTCGGCCGACCCGCTGCGCGATCTGTACTTCGAGGGGCTGCGCCACCAGAGGGGATAGGGAATGTCGCATACGACCAACGTCATCAGCATCGGGGAGATCAACGTGCAGCCGGGCAGCGGCTACTTTGCCACCCTGGACATGTCGTTCCTGCAACCGGAATCGACCGTCTCGCGGGTGTCGCGCGACACCGACGCGCCCATCGTCACCAACGTCGCCCTGGGCCTGCACGTCTACTACCTGAATGCGCTGGTCTTGGACGAGGGCGCCACGGCCGACGAGATCGACGCCCGCCGTCGGGCGCTCCTGCGGCAGTTCGACCCGACGCGCGGGCCGCTGACGGTGGTGGTCGAGAACGCCACCGGCACGCCGCGACGGCGCTTTATGCAGTTCGTGCCGCGCAAGGCCGACCAGAGCGAGGGGCAGGGGGGCAAGGGGTTCCTGGTGGCGCTGGAGGCCACCGACGAGGTGCGCTGGCGCTCGACCACGCTGGAGGAAGTCACCTGGACGCTGGACGAGTCGGGGGCCACGTCGCTGACCGTGGCCGGCGACCTGGACGCTTACCCCACCTATACCCTGACGCCCAACACGTCCAAGACCGCGCCCAACTGGCCCTACCGGCGGCTCATCCTGGTGCAGTGGCGCTCGCCGCTGGGCGGCCGCCACCCCATCGACGTGACCGGCGGCGGGGTATCGACGGCCGCGCTGCTGTCGGCGGGGAAGATAACCGACGGGTCGAACATGGCCGTGATGATGAACGGCACGATTCGCCGCCACTGGTATCCCGACACGGTCTTGAGTCCGGGGGACGCCTTCGGCACGGCGCAGACCAAGATATGGATCGACATGGAGTTCCAGCCGGCCATCTACCCGCGCCTGTCGCGCTACGCCAGCGCGTCGGCCACGACCTGGCAGGTGGAGGACGACTACGGGCTACCCCAGGCCGGAACGCTCAAGGTCGATAACGAGTACGTGACCTACACCAGCCGCGCGCCGGGCTTCCTCTACGGGGTGGCGCGGGGGCGGTTCGGCACGACGGCCGCGGCCCACGACGCCGGGGCCGACATCATCCACTACCAGGGCGTGGGCTGGCTCTTGTACGGGCCGACGGCGCAAGTGCCGGAGAGCATGAAGAACACCGCCTATCGCACGGCGCAAGCGCCGGTATTCGTGGCCTACGGCGGCGGCAGCAGCAACACCATTTGGAACTACCAGGGCTTCAGTCAGCCGCCGCGTTCGGGCGGCTGGAGCTTCTCCTCATTCATCAACAACATCGGCTTCGTCAAGGAGTCGGACGCGACCACCGGGGCGTATGACGCCTCGTGGGCCTACCCGTGGACAGCGCTGGGCCTCCGTGCCGGGTGGACATCGCTCAGCGTCTTCTCGCTACGGACGGCCGTACCGCTTAAGTCAATGCGGGCGCAACTACGGCAGATGATGCGGACATCGCCCACGAGCGCGCCCAACGTGCCGGTCTTGTGGGCCTGGAGCGAAGACCTGAAATCGGGACGGCCGCTGTGGACGGGGGCGGGGCTGCCCTGGACGGGTGTCAACCAGTTCTTTGATATTGAGTCGCCGGAGGTGGACGTGTTCGATCCCGAATTCGACACGCCCTACAACCGCATCCGCTGGTCGGTCGCTCAGGCCAGCTACATGCAGGTGGACATCCGCCAGGCGTGGATTCGCTTTGACGACCGCATGACCCCGGCGGTGAGCCTCAGCATCGAGGACACCGAGTACGACCTGAACCTGACCATCGAGAACGCCACCACGGGCGAAAGCCTGACGGTGCAGTACCCCAACATGGCCCCCGGCGAGAGCCTGGTCATCGACTCGCAATGGCAGACGGTGACGTACTCGGCCGACGGCTCCAACCAGTATCAGGCGGTGCAGCGCGACGCGCCGCGGCCGAAGTTCCTCCGGCTCGCGCCGGGGGTCAACGAGTTCCAGATTACCGAGACGGGCATGGGCGAGATGGAGATCAAGGTGAGCTACCGGCCGCGCTGGTACGCCTAAAGGAGCGCTATGGCAACGTTTACCGCAACGGTGGCCGCCTCGGCCGACGACGCCCAGGAATCCGACCACGTCAACACCACGAACGGCACGACGCTGAACGCCAACTTCGCGCACCAGATCATCGGGCTGCGCTTCACCGGCGCGACCGTCCCGCCCGGTTCGACCATCAACAGCAGCAAGCTGACGCTCAACCTGCCCAACGCCACGTGGGACGACCCGGACGTGACGATTCGCGGCGCGGGCGAGGCCAACCCGGCCGCGTTCACGACCGACACCGACCACCTGACCAACCGCCTGAAGACGAGCGCGGCCGTGACGTGGACGGCGACGGCC